GAACAGAAGCTGCTTGCAACGATTGATGCGCTTGAAGAGCAGCACAACGTCAAGTTCGGGCATGTGGTCATCGACACAGTGGCGAGAGCATTGCTCGGAGCTGATGAGAATAGCGCCACAGACATGGGTAAGTTTGTAAAGGCGTGTGACGCGATCAGAGAACACACCGGCGGTGGAGTCTCGGCTGCGCACCACAGCGGCAAGGACACGTCCAAAGGCATGCGCGGCTCAACTGCGTTGATGGGCGCGGTCGACACCTCTGTGATCGTCAAGAAGTCAGACAGCATCATGACGCTGAGTATGGACAAGCAGAAGGACGCAGAGCCGATGCAAGACCTGTGTCTGGAGATGATCAGCACAGAGATTGGATTGATCGGCGGTGACACGTCTGTGTACTTGCAGTGGATTTCACCTGACCAGGTGGCAGCGAACAAGGCGTCGCTCAATGAGACACAGCTGAAGGCAATGAACTGTTTACGCGATGCAACGGACCAGAATGACGTGATCAATCCGGACGTGGCGAAGGACAGTTTTATCTATTGGATTGCTGAAAAAGAGGAGCTTGATCCGACTGACCGACGCACAAGAGAGCGTGGTCGGAAGGCGTGGACAAGAGCAATAAATGCGCTCGAAAGTGCGGACATACTGCTTGTCCGCAGCGGCTCCAGAAAAATGGAGTGGGTGAAGGAAACGGACAAGGGTGGACAGCTTGCGGACAAAGGTGAAGATTATGAAAGCTAGCAATGACGCGGGCTGTAGCTTGGTGCGGACAGGTGCGGACAACCTGCGGACAGAAAGCGCCATGTACACTGCGTGCGGACGGACAGGACAGCTTTATATAAGCTGTCCGCTTGTCCGCAGTACATGTCCGCGAGTCGGAGAAGAGTGATGAGAGAGTTAAGATCTGAAGAAAAGATTGCCGTTGAGTCGTTCCATGCTGCTGAGGAGAGAATGAATCGGAAGTGGGGTTGGTATGCCTGGCAGAAGATGGCTCAACCTGAAACTGCGGCGAAGTATCGAATGGCACGTCAGAAGTATCTGAATGCGATGGATGGCGTTGGAGATTTGATTAAGTGTTGTCAGAACTTGGTCAAGGGGCTGAAGGTTATCGATGGGCAGCTGCTTGAAGAGCGAGCGCCGGACGATGTCTTTTACCTGACGGCCAGGATCAACAAGAAGAACTATTACTTTGTGTCGGATCAGCTCGACATGCAGAGAGTGCTGCCACTGATGAAAGGTAAAGACCCGATTGTCTACACACTGGATGAGATCGTGCGCATCCTTGAAGCGGACAAGATCGACGTGGCCGATGAGATTAAGAAACAGTTCCCTGGCGCATACGTCAGTTCAATAGAGTTCAAACACAACATGGAGCAGCTTGACGATGAAATCCCCTTTTAAAGACAAGCCAAACATCAGGCGCTACTCCATCATCCCAGCGCGAGCGATGCAGGATGAGAGGCTCAATGGCGCCGCGTACAAAGTCTTGGCCTGCCTTGGTATGTATGCGAACCGCTACGGCGTGTGTTGGCCATCACAGATCACGATAGGAAGGCACACAGGCTACGGTCGTGTTCATGTGAGTCGCACCATGGCTGTACTGATCAAGTGTGGCTATGTGCGGAAGCTAGAGACACGGCCATACCCAAAGCATATCAAGCGTCGCTCAGGCAAGAAGGTAAACCGCTATCAAATACTCTGGGAAGGTAAGGATGCGATCCCTACAAATGAGCAGTTCTGGGCGCCAGCCAAGATCATTCCTGAGCCTGGCGAGGATGACTTCACTGAGGTCGATACGCATATGCAGTCAGGGGTTAAAGGGGAAAGCAGCAAGGAATATCAGACACTGGCACACGCATTCAGAAAGGCGGTCGAGAAGAGCTGCGGCATCCATCGACTGCCTGAACCCAGCTACCAATCGGCAAAAGTCCTTTGGGATCAAGGAGTTACGGCTGAACAGGTGCGTGATTCAACGGCTGCATTTGTGCGTGAGGCGCTGCTGAAAGGACGCACCCCGCCATTGACTCTGGATCAGGTTGCGAAGTGGTCAGGGCTGTACAAGAAATGATCAATCTGTCCAATAATTGCGCACAGTTATCCACAGGTTGCATAACCCCTTGTAAATCAGCGACTTACGGAAGGGGTCATGGCGCGTAATCCTTATTATGTTAAAACTTGTGCAGTGCAACAAGCGAGGGGGTGTGCATATCCGCAGCCAGAAAAAGGCACCCTTGCCCCCCGCCCTACCGACGTGCGCGTGGGGGGATCTCGCTCAAAATTTTTCCGGAATCCAACAGGAGAAGTAAAATGAAAGACATCATCAACCCAAACCACTACCAACGCGACGGCATGGAGTGTATCGAAGCAATCGAAGCAGCGGTGCAAAACCTCAGCGGCGCGGAAGCCTACGCTACCGGCTCTGCAATCAAGTACCTCTGGCGCTGGAAGGAGAAAGGCGGCCTAGACGATCTCAACAAAGCCAAGTGGTTTATTCAGAGAATGGTTGATCACCTTGAAGAGATCGAGTATCAGGAAGAGCTACAAGCCGAGGCTACGTTATTTGAGATTGCGAGAAAGTTATGACAATGATCAGCTTGGAAGGATTTGACGACTGCGTCGCCGGTATAGCGTTTGGCGCTGCTGAACCCGACCGACTGGTGTACGACACAGCAAAGATCTACGGCAAGCTGCAATCTGAAATGGAACTCACATTCGACGAGTCGATCAAATTTTTTGACAATATCATCCTGCCGCTGGTCATGGGTCCAGGCGCTCCACTGTTTGTGACGTTCGCCGACATGGATGAAATCAGAGAGGTACACTGCAATGTCTAAAATGACAGTGCGCGAGGCGCGTAAGGTACTGGCCATCGGGTCGGACGACGAAAAGGAAGCCGTCAAACAAGAGCTGCAGGCAATCGCCGCGTCGAACATCACCGATGTACTGCAGTGGACATCCAGTGGCGCCATGGCCTTGCTCAATAGCAGCGACATACCGCCACATGTGCAGAAGTCTATTAAGAAGGTCAGGGTCACGCCGAATCAATACGGCAACGCCATTGAGGTCGAGATGCATGACAAGCTCTCAGCTCTGCGGGTGTTGGCTAGATACCATGGACTGCATGAGCCAAACAGTGACTCAGACAGCCGGCCAAGCATTTTGGGTATTAACTTGAAAGGTCCAGAAGTGACCACTTACGAGGTATTAGAAGATGGCGAGAGCAACGAACGCGACGGATCAGAGCCAGAGATCGACCCAGCGCCGAAGAAGGACGACGACCAAGCAGATCTCTTCTGACGAGGCGCTAGGCAAACTCAACCTCGATTTCTCCGGTGCGCCGACAACCTGGAAGTTTCTGCACGACGATTCGTTTGTGCGCGGATTGATGGGTCCGGTTGGTAGCGGTAAGTCTTACGGTTGCGCCGCTGAGATCATGCTACGCGCCGTCAAGCAGCCACCGTCACCCAAGGACGGCATCCGCTATAGCAGATTCGTCATCGTGCGGAACTCATACCCTGAGCTGCGTACTACAACGATCAAGACATGGCTTGAGCTATTCCCAGAGAATATCTGGGGGCCGATGCGCTGGTCACCACCGATCAGTCACCATATCAAGCTACCTGCTCGCGGTGACGCAGCCGGTATCGACTGCGAGGTGATCTTCATGGCGCTCGATCAGCCCAAAGACGTGCGCAAGCTCTTGTCTCTGGAATTGACCGGCGCTTGGGTCAACGAGGCCAGAGAGATGCCGCTAGCTGTCGTACAAGGACTCACACACCGTGTCGGTCGTTATCCAACCAAAGGCAACGGCGGTTGTCCTTGGCGTGGTATCTGGATGGACACCAACCCAATGGACGATGACCATTGGTGGTATCGCCTCAGCGAGAAAGAGCCAGTCAAAGGCAAGTACAAGTGGGAGTTCTTCAAGCAACCAGGTGGCGTGATCGAAACCAATCAAGATGATCCGGTCGGCATCCCTGCTGCACAGAAGTTCTGGAAGGTGAACCCGAAAGCCGAGAACATCAACAACCTGCCACCTGGCTACTACGATCAGCAGCTCGGCGGCAAAAACCTGGACTGGATTCGCTGTTACGCCGGCGGCGAGTATGTGTATGTGCAGGAAGGTCGTCCGGTATGGCCAGAGTACGATGACTCGGTCATGTCGACAGATGAGATACATGTCGACCCAACACTGCCAATCCATATCGGACTCGACTTTGGTTTGACACCTGCGGCGGTCTTTGGTCAGCGCAAGGCCAATGGCGCGTGGCACCTCTTCAAGGAGATCGTGACCGACGACATGGGCCTTGAACGATTCGGTTTGATTTTGCTAAACGAAATCAACGTCAATTATCCAGGCATGGATATTTTAGTTTGGGGTGACCCTGCCGGCTCAAAGCGCGACGAAATCTTTGAGGTGACTGCATTTGATCACCTGAAGACCATCGGACTTAACGCAAGGCCGACAGCCAGTAACGACTTCCAAGTGCGCCGTGAAGCGGGAGCGATGCCTATGAACAGATTTATTGATCGCAAGGCTGGACTACAGGTACACAAGGATTGTCAGCGACTGCGTAAGTCATTGGCCGGCGGCTATCACTTCAAGCGTGTCGCCGTAGGCGGTGGGCAGGAGCGATTCCGCGATGCGCCGAATAAAAACGAACACTCACACGTTGGCGATGCGTTTGGGTATCTCATGCTCGGTGGCGGGGAGCATCGTGCAATGACCCGAGGCCATGGCGGTCGATACGGTGCAGCCGGGCCGACGGGTGGTCAGTTTCAAGCAAAAACGGATTTCTCGATATGGTAACGGCATCAGAAGTACAAGGCATGATCGGTATGGAACGATTGATCGTGATGCCGTTTCACCCATCACACATGGACCGCATTGAGCCAAACGACTTTGACTTGGCCGTCTTTGCAAGTCTGCCTAATCTGCAAGATCGGCTGCAGCAGATCCAACAATTACGCTGTGCGTGGACGTTGTTTTATAAACATCAGCCAGCTTTGGTCATGGGTTTAGACCACAAATGGCCTACAAATTACGAGGCTTGGATCATCCCTGGCAAAATTTCTTTGCAACACGGCACACTTTTATCTCGCGGCGCAAGGCGTTTCTTTGATAAGATTCCCGTCAAA